CACCAATGAACAGTAGTTCTTCTACTGTAAAAGTAAATAGTATAGGTGTTGTTAGAGCAGGTGATACCGCTTCTTGTGGTCATAGTATTTCTGGTAGTTCAAACGTAAACGCTGGTTAATAGTGTATAAATATTGGTATGGCCAATCTAAACGCAACTAACAATAGTAAACGTGCTACTAGAATTTACAAAGATTTAGATTTAGACTTTGGTAGAAATGTTGTCACAAATGATGTAAATAAATTGACTGATGTTGAATCAGTAAAAAGAAGTGTTAGAAATTTAATTAATACTAATCACTTTGAAAGACCTTTCCACCCAGAGATTGGTGGTAACGTAAGAGCGTTATTATTTGAGCCAATGACACCATTGACTGCTTTAAACTTACAAAGAAAAGTAGAAGAAGTGTTAAACAACTTTGAGCCAAGAGCAAAGATAACACAAATTTTAGCTGATCCTGATATTGATAGAAATGCATATAGACTTGAAATTAAATTTTATGTTATAGGAATACAAAACCCAATTACAGTAGAAACATTTTTAGAAAGATTAAGATAAGATGGCAAGCAATAAATTACAAGTTTCAGATTTTGATTTTGACGATATAAAAGCAAATTTAAAATCATTTTTACAAGATCAATCAGAATTCCAAGATTATGATTTTGAAGGTTCTGGTTTTGCTGTTCTACTAGACTTACTTGCTTACAATACACACTACCTAGGTTTCAATGCTAATATGTTAGCAAATGAAATGTACCTAGACAGTGCTGATATTAGAAAAAATATTGTATCATTAGCAAAGATGTTAGGTTATACACCTACATCACCCAAATCACCTACAGCAACAGTCGATATTTTGATGAATAATATTGCTTCTTCTGTTGCAACAATTACTATGGCAAAAGGTACAGCATTTACAACAACAGTTGATGGTGAAACTTATCAGTTTGTTACTAATGCAGAACACACATTAACACCAACAAATGGTATTTACAAATTTTCAAACATATCTATTTTTGAAGGTACTTTAGTTACATTTAAATATACAGTTGATAGTACAGATGTTGACCAAAGATTTATTATACCAAGTGTAAGCGCAGATACAACAACTTTAAAAGTATCAGTACAAAATTCAGCTAGTGATACAACTACTAGCACATATACATTAGCAACAGGTATTACTTCTATATCAGCTACATCAAAAGTTTATTTTTTACAAGAAATGGAAGATGGTAAGTTTGAAGTTTATTTTGGTGATGATGTATTAGGAAATAAATTAGACGATGGTAACATTGTTATACTAGAATACATTGTATCAAATAAAGATGAAGCAAATGGCGCTAGTTCATTTACACTATCAGGTAACATTGGTGGTTTTTCAGATGTTACATTAACTACTGTATCAAATGCTCAAGGTGGTTCAGAAGCTCAAACAAAAGAATCAATTAGATATAATGCACCTTTACAATATTCAGCACAAGACAGAGCTGTAACTACTGGTGATTATGAAACGATAGTACAATCACTGTATCCTAACGCACAATCAGTTTCTGCTTGGGGTGGAGAAGATGATGAAAACCCAGTTTATGGTGTAGTAAAGATTGCAATTAAAGCAGCGTCAGGTTCTACTTTAACAAATACAACTAAAACAGATTTAGTAACTCAATTAAAAAAATATAATGTTGCTGCTGTTAGACCAGAAATTGTTGATCCAGAAATTACTAAAATATTATTAACAAGTAATATAAAATTTGACGCAAAAAGTACAACTAAAACAGCTGATACTTTAAAATCAAATGTATTAACTACATTAACAAATTATAATACAAATACACTATCACAATTTGATGGTATCTTTAGATACTCAAAAGTATCAGGTTTGATTGATGCAACAGATAGTTCTATATTATCTAACATAACAACTTTAAAAATTAGAAAAGATTTTACACCAACATTATCAACTTCTACAAAATATAATGTTTACTTTAGAAACGCACTATATAATCCACACTCTGGTCATAAAGCAGCAGAAGGTGGTATATTAGAATCATCTGGTTTTAAAGTATCAGGTGATAGTTCAACAATATTTTATTTAGATGATGATGGACAAGGTAATATAAGACGATATAGTTTCTCTGGCGCAACTAGAGTTTATGCAAATGAAAATCAAGGCACTATTGATTATGATACTGGCGCAATAATTATTAATTCGTTAAGTGTGTTAAGTATAGAAAATATTAGAGGCGCAGCTTCATCTAAAATAGAATTAACAGTTTTACCTTCTTCAAATGATGTAGTACCAGTGAGAGATCAAATATTAGAAATTGATACAGCAAATTCATCTATTACAGTAACTGCTGATACTTTTGTTGGAGGTTCTGCTGACGCAGGAGTAGGATATACAACAACAAGTAGTTACTAATGGCTAAGTTTACTAAAAAAATAACCAACCTTATAAATCAACAAGTACCAGAATTTGTACTTGCCGATCACCCTAAATTTTTAGAGTTTGTTAAATCGTATTATAAGTTTATGGAATCCGCAGAGGTTACTCTTGCGAACATAGAATTAACTGATGGTATTCAATTAGAAACTGAAACAGCACAAACAAATAGTTTAGTATTAAATGCTACTAAAATAGATACAGATAGAACATCTTTAGATGAAGGTGATAAAATATTATTAGAAGACACTGGTTTTGGTAAATTTGAAAGAGGTGAAATAGTTACAGGTCAAACTTCAAACGCAACTGCAACTGTATTATCGGAAGATTTAGTTAATAATAGATTATTCATATCAGCACAAGATAAGTTTATACAAGATGAGGTTATCATAGGTGCAACTTCTACAGCAAGAGCAACTATATCTAATTATAGACCTAATCCTGTAAATAATATACAAGACTTATTAAACTTCCGTGATCCTGATAAAGCAATATCAAACTTCTTAACAAAATTTAGAAATGAGTTTTTAAATACTTTACCTGAAACTTTAGATGGTAATGTGGATAAAAGAAAACTTATTAAAAACATTAAATCAGTTTATAGAGCAAAAGGTACTCAAAGAGGACACGAAGTATTTTTTAGATTTTTATTTAATTTAGATTCTGAAACAATTTATCCTAGAGAGCAAATGTTAAGAGTATCAGATGGTCAATTTGATACGAAAAAAATATTAAGAGCAATTGGTACTGTTGGTGAAACATCAGATTTAGTAGGACGAACAATTACAGGTCAAACATCTGGCGCAACTGCTATAATAGAAAATATATTTAAATTTCAAATAGGTTCTAACACAGTAACAGAATTTATATTAAACGAAGATACAATTACAGGTACTTTTGTAACATCAGAAGAAATAAGAGGTACATCTTCAGATACTTCAGATACTTTTATAAAAGCAACTGTCACAGGCATACCAGATATTGTTTCTATTACAAATGATGGTAGTCTATTATCACCTGATGATGCTATTACATTAACGGGTGGTGGTACATCTGCTATTATTCAAGTTGATAACGTAGGATCAGGAAAAATTACAGAGCTATTAATAGATGACGCTGGTTCAGGTTATGCCATAGGTGATGATATAACATTTACAAACACTAATACAAATGGTGGTGGTGCCATAGCAAAAGTATCAGTTGTTAATGGTGGAATTACACCAGAGAATGGAACAACAGGCGCAACATCAACAGACCATATAGTATTAGAAGATGAAACTGTCAGAGGTGATGTATATACAGGAAATAAAATTGTACAAGAAGCCGGATCAGGTAATGAAGATATTACAGATATAAGAATTATAAATGGTGGTAGTGGTTATACATCTTTACCTACAGCCGTAGTTGGTGGAACAGGTTTAGGTGCTAAAGTAATACCTTATGGTACAGAAATAGGAAGATTACTTAACACTAAAAAAATTGAAACAGGCGCAGGTTATGAGGCCTCACCTAGTCCAACACTGAGTTTACCAAGTGGAATTATTATAAAAGATAAGACAGGTAATTATACAGTAGGAGAAACAGTTTCAGGTGTTGATAGTAGTTCAACAGTGATAACTGCAACAGTTGTATCATTTGATAGTGCTAGAAATTTATTAAAAGTATCTAATGCAACTGGAGAGTTTTTAGAAGACACACCTATCACAGGTGCATCATCAGAAGCAACATCAACAGTAATGAAAAATGATTTATCAACTGCTACAATTACAGTTAATGCTGTTGTAGATACTGCTGGTGTATTTTTAAATGAAGATGGTCACTTATCAGAAACAACTATGAAGATACAAGATAGTTTATACTATCAGGATTTTTCTTATGTAATTAAAGTAGGTCGTTCTATTAATGACTGGAGAGATAGTTTTAAAAAGACTATGCATACAGCTGGTTTCTACTTTACAGGACAAGTTGCTATTGCTACACAGGTTAATAACCAAATTAGAAGTTTCACAGGTGTTAATAGTGGAATAGAATTTGATCCAGGTATTGATCTAGTAATTAATACTTTATTTTCTAGTATATTAGGTAGAAGATTAGGTACAGTAGATGATGGTACTACATTAAGAGGTGTACCAGAATTAGGTGTTGATCCTGACTTTACAGATTCAACTACTGAACACTTTACAGCGAATACTAGAGATTTAACTTTAAAACGAGATATAACTTTATCGTTTAGTTTGAATAGATTTCCTATAACTATTAGAGGAACAGCGAATAGATATGGTTATGCATATTGTGGACCAAGAATGCATACCATCAATAAATACGCACTAAATATGATGAGTGGTAGTGGTGGTAGAGCTCAAACAACTACAATAGGGGGTGCCTCAGATAGTACAGTCACTACTGCAATATCACCTATGCAGATGTCAAACTGGGCTGATTTTAGATTAACAGGAACATATAATACTGATTTAGATGGTGAGTTAGTACAGTTCCAAGATATAACAAATAGGAATTTAAAAACAAATTTAGCGCTACCAACCGAAATCACAGAAAGTTAGCGTATAAATATAAATGTAAAAAGAGGAAATAATGCCAGCTATAATAACAAACAAATTTAGAGTTCACAACCAAGAGCAGTTTGTGGAATCATTCACAGAAAGCGCAGCTAATGTGTATTACTTAGGAATAGGTAGACCACAAGCATACGCAACAGCAACAAGACCAGACGCAAGAACAGATAACTCAGGTTCAGACGCAAGTCCATTAACACCTGTTGATTCTATAGGAGACGAGTTTTATCACTTTGATGATTTGCTGGCAGCTAAAAAAGTGACAAGTTCAGATGTTTCTATTGTTATTCCTCGAAGAAACTGGACAACTGGTACAGTTTATGATTATTATAGACATGACTATGGTAACAGAGTGACAGGTGGTACATCTACTCAAACAGCTAATAGTGGTGCAACAAGTTTATTTGACGCAACTTTCTATGTAATGAGTTCTACTTTCAATGTGTACAAATGTTTAGATAACAACAGTAATGCTGCCTCAACAGTAGAGCCAACTGGTACATCTTCATCTATACTTACAACTGGAGATGGATATAAGTGGAAATATATGTATTCACTTTCTGCGACTCAACAATCAAACTTTTTATCAACAGACTTTATGGCAGTCGCTACTAACTCTACTGTTAGTTCAGCTGCTGTTGATGGTGCAGTAAATATATGTAAAATTAAAACTGCTGGATCAGGTGGTACTAATGGTACGCACACTGGCGTAGCAATTAGAGGTGATGGATCAAGTGGTGTAGCATCAGTTACAGTATCAGGTGGTGCAGTAACAGCAGTTACAGTAACAACTCCAGGTACAGGTTATACATTTGGTTACATAAGAAACGCTGACATAGTATCAGCTGGAGCAACAGGTTTATCAGGTTCAGAAATAGATGTTATTATTGAACCAAAAGGCGGACACGGTAAAAACGCAATTACAGAATTAGGTGGGTTTTTTGTAATGTTGAACACCAACTTTGAAGCTGGAGAGACTTCAAACACAGGTGACTTTACCACTGCTAATGATTTTAGACGAGTATCTTTAATGAGAGATATTAAGTCTGGTGGTTCTGCCGCATCGGCAACTACTTTAAGAGGTACAAAAGCTGTATTAGTAACCAGTCCATCTGGTACATTTACAGCAGACGAAGAAATTAATCAAGCAACTACTGGCGCAGTCGGTAAGGTTGTAGAATGGGATAGTTCAAATAATATACTTTATTACATACAAACAAGATTTAATGATGAAGGTTGTGACGCTAACGGTAATCTAACAGCGTTCTCTGGAGCAAATGCTATATCAGGTCAATCTTCAAGTGCATCAGCAACACCATCAACTTCATCAACAACTGTTGATAGCGTTGTATTTACTAGTGGATATAATTCTGGTGAAATTGATGCAGATACAGGAGACGTTATGTATACAGAGAACAGATCACCAATTACCAGAGCGGCTGACCAAACAGAGAACGTCAAACTGATAATTGAATTTTAGAGAGGAATAAATGCCAAGTCCAACTGACTTTAATCTCTCGCCTTACTTTGATGACTTTAGTGAAAGTAAAAAATTTCACAGAGTTCTTTTTAGACCAGCGTTTGCTGTACAGGCTAGAGAATTAACACAATCACAGACACTATTACAAAACCAGATTGAAAAATTTGGTGACCATGTGTTTAAACAAGGGTCAATTGTAATACCTGGTGGTGTGGCATTTGATGACAAATATTACGCAGTCAAATTAACAAGTATCGCTAGTGCGAACACTTTAGCTCAATTTACAACAGGTACAATTATTACAGGTGGCACTTCAGGTGTTGTTGCTGAGATAATTAATACTGACGCATTATCAGGTTCTGATCCAGATACTCTTTATGTAAAATACGAAAAGACAGGTAGTAATAATACTTCATTTGTATTTTCGGATGGTGAAACAATCACAGGAACAAATAGTGACAGTGTTGCTTTATCAGCAGTCGTAAATACAACTGCTACAGGTTCTGCTGCAATAGGTGCGGCAGGTACTTATTATATAAATGGTTATTTTGTACAAGCAGATGCAGAGACTTTAGTATTAGACAAATATACAAATACACCTTCATATAGAGTTGGTTATACAATCACAGAATCATTTGTAACACCAAATGATGACGCAACTTTAAACGATAATGCAACAGGTAGTTCAAACGTTAATGCGCCAGGTGCTCATAGATTTAAAATACTTTTAACATTAACAAAGAAAACATTATCATCAACAGAAGATTCTAACTTCTTTGAATTATTAAGAGTTGAAAATGGTCAAATAAAAGGTCAAGCAAGATCAACAGAATACAGTATTTTAGAAGAAACATTAGCAAGAAGAACGTTTGACGAATCAGGTGATTATGTTTTATCTAATCCAGATTTTGATGTAAGAGAACATTTAATAAGTGGTAATAACAGAGGTATCTTTACATCAGGTAATGGAGGTTTAGCAACTAAACTTGCTGTTGGTGTATCACCATTTAAAGCTTATGTAAATGGTTATGAGGCAGAAGTATTGTCAACAACATATGTTGATGTAGATAAAGCTAGAGATACAGAAGATGCTAATAATAACAAAACAAGATTTAATGTAAAAAACTTTGTAAACGTATCTAACGTTTATGGCTCACCAGATATAAGTTTTGTATCAGGTAGAGTAGAGGCATTTAAAAATGTAAATTTATATAGAGACCCAACAAGTGTTCGAGGTACAGAAATAGTAACTGTTGGTACTAACGTATCACAAATAGGTAGAGCTAAATCTCGTGGTTTTGAATATGTTTCAGGTACAGAGACAAATGACATATTCGCAACTTCAGGTGTTTATAGACATTATCTATTTGATGTAGAAATGTTTACACACTTAGATTTAACAACTAGTGTAACATATACAACAGGTGAAAGAGTGACTGGTGCAACTTCAGGTGCAACTGGTGTTGTTATGTCAGATACAGCAAAGAAAAGTGCTGCCATCGCAATTACAGTTGCTAGTCCATCAGTTGCAACTTTATCGTCACACGGATTTGTAGATGGTCAACAAATTACTTTAACAGGTGGTACTTATGATGTTGATAGTGTGACAAACTCTGGTGATAGAGTTTGTGTTGTAAGAAACACTACAACAAATACTTTTGAGTTATTTGATAGTGATGGTACAACAGCATTAAACGTCACAGCACAATCAGGTAATCCTACAGCCTCTCACACAACAGTAGTAGTATCAAATGTACAAGGTACTTTCTCAGCAGGTGAAACTGTGACAGGTGATTCTTCAAACAACGCTGGCACTATTCAAGCAGACACAATTGGTTTCAAAGGTGTAACTTCTTTTGACTTTGAACAAACAAAACAAGTTGGTATGGCAGGTTCGCCTACATACACAGCAGATACAGTTTTAGATGCTACAAATGGTGCAAACACAGAATTAACAGGAAACGTTACAGTGGCAAACTCAAACGCAACTGTAAGAGGTAAAGGTACTAATTTTACGACAGAATTAAAAGTAGATGATTCTATATCATTTACAAATGACGCTGGTAGTACAGTCACAGGTACAGTAAGAAATATTATCTCACAAACAGAATTAACTTTAACTGCTGCCGTTGGAGGTAGTGATGTGACAACTGGTGGTATCGCAACTAGAAGAAGAGCGAAATTACAAAATCCAGAACAAAATATATCAATATTTAAATTACCAAATACAACAGTAAGCACACTAAAAACAGATGCTAATAGTGGAGCGACAGATACTAACTTTAACGTTAGAAGACAATTTGTTTCTACTTTATCATCTAACGGTGACGCAACTATTACTGCTGGTACAAACGAAACTTTTACATCACACGCAAATGATGATTTCGCAGTATCAATAATGACTACAGGTTCTGGTGGAACAGGTAGTGTAGGTGATATTTTAAATACTTCAGGTAATAACCACGAAGGTGATGCTATATTTGAATTAGGTGGATCGCCAACTGGTAAAACATTAAAATTTGATTTTGGTGCTAACTTTGCTGGTCACGAGGTAAAAATTACAGCGACTGTAAGTAGAACAATCGCTGGTTCTAAAACAAAATCTTTAACTAGTGGATCAACACTAAACATATCATCACAATCAATCATAGAAAGTGGTGTAGTTGGTTTAGCAAAAGCAGATATATTTAAAATTAATAATGTTTATATGTCACCTGCGTTTGGAACAACGGCAACTAGTTCACATACAGATATTACAAGTAGATTTGATTTAGATAATGGTCAAAGAGATAACTTTTATGATATTGGTAGAATTAAATTAAAACCAGGTGCTTTAAAACCAACTGGTCAATTATTAATTAATTTTGATTTCTTCTCTCACGGTGCTGGTGATTACTTTGATGTAGATTCTTATTCAGGTGTTGTCACTTATGAAAACATACCTAGTTATACATCAGAAACTTTAGGTACAACTTTTGAATTAAGAGATAGTTTAGATTTTAGACCTAGAGTAGATGATGCTTCAACATTACCAGGTGCTACATCTGGTTCAGACTTTGAAAGAAGTTACAATGGAACAGGTAACAGTACAATTGATATACCAG